TCCGGAGACTTGATACCGGTTGTCCGAGTCGAGCGAACCCAAGACCCCGACGAAGTGGCCGACCTGATGGCTGCGGCGTGCTTTGAGTGGGTCACGGATTCGGTGGATAGCGACGGCAACGAACACTATCTAGACGACGGCGAGGAGGCCGACTTTGAGGAGCGGTACGGCGAGGTAGCCGTCCACCTTGGCGCATGGGAGGGCGAAAGCAACGAGGGGCTAGGCCCGCAGATGGTCGGCGAGGTGTCGGCCACGTGCGTCAACGGCAATGACTGCACGGTTGAAGTCACGTTCAGGCAGTACGGGTTCAAGCGATGCCACGGCCAGCCGGTTGCGTTGTATTACGTCAACGGATGGAGGCACCGATGAGAATCGACCCAGCCCCCAACCCGCAGGCATTTCCCGGAACTCGCATCAGTCACGAAACGGGACGCCGCACGGAACTGCCCATGCCCGGCATGAGCCTCCGCGATTACTTTGCGGCGAAGGCGATGCAGTCTATCGAACTCGCCTACTGGCAAAGCGACCGTGCCTGCAACCAGATAAGCGAGAGGGCTCGGGCAAGCGGGCGCACAGATTCACAGCAAATCGCACTTCTGGCACGCGCAACCGCCGACGCCATGCTCGCCGAGCGCAGCAAGGGAGACACACAATGAGCGACAAGCCACCCCTACTCATCCTCGGCAGCGAACGCCGCGAAGTCCACGACCCGATGATGTCCGGCTACTGCTGGGCCTTGCTGGTCGGCTCGCTGCTCTGCACGCTGGTTGCTGTTGTGGTTGGGTTCAGCCAGCCGCAGGACCAGGAACTTCTATCAACCGACCGCGACATGCCGGAGCATGTTGCAGAACAGGAGACCCCATGACCGACTTCCCCGACCTACCCACAACTACACCGCCCCGTGACGTTGCGGTACTCCACCACATGCGGGACACCGGCGGCGGCTTCGTCCGTGCGTTAGCCGATGCGTGGTTCAGGGCCGACCCCCGCAATCAACGGCTGATGCACGGGGCTTTCGGCCACTACTATCAGCAGTACCGCGACAGCCTCTACAGCAACGATGACTCAGCCGAGGCGGTTGAGGATTCAGACCAGCAGGAACTTTTACCACAGGATTGACTATGCCAGAACAACAGACCCTACAAGTCATCGACGACCAGCCAGCCAGTGCGGGTACGCCGATGGCCCTGATCGAGATGGCGGTGAACAGCGACGCCGACCCGGACAAGCTGGAAAAGCTGATGGAACTGCAAGAGCGATGGGAAGCCAACCGCGCCGCAGAAGCGTTCGGGCAGGCGTTGGCCGACTTCCAGGCCGAGTGTCCGCCGGTTCACAAGGGGCGGTCTATCGACCTTGGCCGTGGTGCTGGTCCGCGATATGCCGGGCTTGACGACATCATGGCGGTGGCCCAGCCCATCATGAGCAAGCACGGGCTGTCCGTGACCTACTCGGCGGCAATCGACGACGGGCGGCTGCACGCCACCTGCACCGTCCGCAAAGGCAGGCACAGCGAGGCCAGTGAGATAACGCTACCGGTCCCGCAGCAGATGAAGGTGAACGATACGCAGAAGATGGGTGCGGCGTTTAGCTACGCCAAGCGATACGCCTTGTGTGCTGCCCTGAACATCACCGTCACCGATCAGGACGTTGACGCCAGCAATCTGAACTTCGACACGATCACCGACAATCAGGCGATGGCGTTGGGTGAGTTGCTCGACCAGTTGCCAGAGAACCGGCGGGCCGACTTCCTGAAGTGGCTGGGCGTTGGCGACGTTGCCGACATCGCGGCGAACAAGTACAAGCAGGCGCTGGCCGCTCTGAAAAAGGCGGTGGCCGATGCGAATAGTTGAGTGCGAGCAGGGCAGTGTAGAGTGGTTCGAAGCCCGGCGTGGCATCCCCACGGCGTCCGGATTCTCCAACCTCATCACGCCATCACGCGGCGAGCCTAGCAAGTCGATGGTGCCGTACATTTATCAGCTTTTGGCCGAGAAGTATACAGGCGGATGTCCGGTTGATATCGAATCCTACACAAGCCGGGCCATGCAGGATGGCATCGACATGGAACCGGAGGCCCGCCGCTGCTATGCGTTCTTGGCGGGCGGCGAGGAAGTGCGGGAGGTGGGCTTTTGCCTGTCCGACGATGGCCGGTTCGGATGCTCGCCGGATGGACTGGTCGGCGACGACGGCGGGCTTGAGTTAAAGTGTCCGCTGCCCAAGACGCACATCAAGTATCTTGTCGAGAATCAACTGCCCGATGAGTACAAGGCCCAGGTCCACGGCTCGCTGATTGTGACGGGCCGCAAGTGGTGGGACTTCATGAGCTACGCCCACGGCCTGCCAGAGTTTCGGATTCGGGTTGAGCCGGATGAGTTTACCGACAAGCTGCGGGAGTGCATGGCCGCGTTCGTGGCAAAGTTTGACGCGACCGAACGACAGATACAGGGTCTTGGGGTTGAACTGCCGGAGGTTCCGGTAGACCTTGAAACCGAGGAAATTATCTTTTAAGGAATGATATGACGCAGGAATACGACAACAGCAACCGGCTCGCCTTGTGGTCCCCCAAAGACACCAATCGCAAGGGCTACTATCAGGGCTATGGCGAGATCGGCGGAAAAAAGATTTACGACGCCGTGATGGTAGTTAGCGAGCGGAACAAAGGCCCATACGCGAACCTGTGGTGGCGCACCGAGACATGCTCCGAGGGGGAGGCGATATGCACGCCGATCTGGAATAACGACGGCAAGCTCGGCGGCAAGATTGATGGGTGGTGGCTGAACGTCTGGAAGAATGAATCCGGCCCGCCTCTGACTGTGACGTTCAAGCGGATGGGTGACCAGGGCAGCGGCGGCCAGCAGTCGGGCGGTTCGGCAGGCACGGGCAGCGTGTCCGGTGCGGCAGATATGCAGGGCATCCCATTCAGTCCAGACAGGGGGATAGTATGAGCCGCACGCAATGGACAGACGAACTTGCCCTAGATGAATGCAAAAAAATTGCCAAAGGGCTAGGTCATTTCCCATCCAACAGCGATCTAACGTCTCTTGGCAGGGGCGATCTTTCAAGTCAGATCGTAAAAAGGCTGGGCGGCTTTGTTGAAGCGTCGAGAATGGTCGGGATCGACCGCCTGCACAGCGACAGTGATACCGGGTGGGATGGAGAGTTGATGGCGCAAGACATGCTAGAAGTGGCTGGATACCACGTTGGCCTAGCCGGAAATATTAAGGCGCCATTTGACTTGCTGGTTGATGGGGTCGTGCGTATAGATGTGAAGGCGGCAAGCTATGCCGAGTATGGTCCGTGCAGGGGTTGGTTTTACCGGATCGGCAAATACTGCCAATGCGACCTGGTGATGCTTGTTCGACTTGACCGCCGAGACAGCTTGCTTATTCCGTGGTGGTCTGTTCCCACGAGTAACATCACAATTACCGAAAACGGTAAATATCAAAAGTATTACGAGGCATTCCACCTGATTGACGAAAGAATCAAGGCGCTCTCCAAAATGCGCGACAATGAATAACCGCCTTCTCCTTCACCCTGCGTCGCCCGATCAGGCGGCGTGGGGATTTCTGGCCGGGGCGTTCCCGGCCCATTAACGCACCCTTGCCGCCTTTATCTGCTGGCGGCGGGGGATTTAGAACCATGCTAATCTTCACCCCCCGCAACCTGACAGCCGCCCTCTCCGGAGCCGCGTTTAGCTTCGCCGTGATGTCGGATGGCGTGCTTCAGTTTGCGGCGGGGATGGTTGTAGGGTTAGCGTGTTTGGTTATGCTAGATGCGTGACACTCCCCGCCCGGCTAACGCTAAGGCGGGGGATTGCGAGTTCACTAGACAGACTGTAAACGGCAAAAAAGCGGGCCAACAATGAGCTACCAGCCAAACTCCGAGACAACCCAGACAACATCAAGGTACTACAAAGTTACGGACTACTGCTCTGTGATAGGCGTGTTTGACAAGTTGTCCGAAGCAAGAGCGGCCATGAAAAAGCAAGGTAAAGGCCGCATGTGTTCAATCACCGCGATCACCACTACAAAGATAAAGATTCATACAGAGGAGCAGATTCAATGGGTGGAATAGCAGACTTAGACTTGAGGCGCAAAATCGCGGAGCGGCTGGGCTTTGTGAACGTCCAGCAGGACCGCTATGGCCAGCTATACGCCAGGCAGCCCACTGGCGAAACTTGCAGTATCCCAGCCTACGAATCCGACATAGCAGCGGCGTGGGAGTTGCTTGTAGAACTGCGTGAATCGGACTGCGATGTGTCAATATCTTCGTGCGGCTCAGCGTGGTGTGTGCAGCACCTTTTACACTATCACGACATGGCCGAACACCCCGCCACCGCCATCTGCCTCGCCTACCTCGCATGGAAAGAGGCCGCGCCGGACGCCTAGCCGCACCCAAAATGGGTTCACTTGCACCCATAGCGGGTACAGCCCACGCCTACCCCACTTGACACCACCCCCCAAACCTGCTAGGCTGTACTCGCTTGTCGGGCTTGTTCTCGTTGTAGGACACGCCCGCTATGGCACACACCGACCAACTCAATACGGGATTCGCCCGAACAAGCACCGCCCGCAGTGAGAGCTGCGGCGCGGCTTTTTCACAGGAAACCGGCCCTGCCTCTCGCTGATGCACACTTGGCCGGTCTTTTTAATTTGGAGTAGCCCCTATGAAATACATCACCCAAAACGCCCACCTCATCCTGTCCGGCCTGATCGCAGCCCTTACACTGATTGCCGTTGGCTGTCAACCCACCGCCGAGTTTATGGGGGAGGAAGTCAACGCCCGTGAGCTACAATGGAAGTACGATGAGGCGGTGTCGCAAAAGAACGCCGAGATAGAGTCAATCAACGCCCAGGCTGAGGCCGCAAGCGCCGAGATTGAGTCCAAAGAACTTGCCTTAACCGAGACGGCTCGCGTTCTAACCGAACTTACAGCGCCACTCCCCTATGGGAACATCATCGCATCGGGGCTAGGCATCGCGGGGATTCTCGGCCTTGGCGGGCAGACCATCCAAACCCGCCGCAAAGCCGCCGCTGCGTTCAAGGCGATTGACTCTGCCAAGGATGGCGATACGGTCAACTTTAGCAACGTCTCGATGCACGCCTCCACGGAGAAGTTCGTGGATAAGCTGCGAGGCAAATAACCCCTACCCGCTACAGCGGGTTTGTTTCATTACGGATCAAACAATGACAGCATCAATCCTCATCGGCGTCGTGTCTCTCTGCGTGACGATCATCGGCATGGTCAGCGGCGGCGTTTGGATCGTCGCAACGGTTAAGGCTACGACCGGGCAACTAGTCAAGACGGTGACCGACCTGACAAACAGCGTGAACCGGCTTGCCGAGAGGATCGACGACTTGGAACACGACCACGCCAACACCCGCGAG